CGTAGCCGCAACGAAAAAAGCTGAGACAGCCGCCAATAGTGCGAACACCGCAGCGGGTTCAGCCAACAGTGCCGCTTCTTCTGCCAACAGTGCGGCAACGAAAGCAAACACGGCGGCGGGGAACGCTGACAAGGCAACCGCAGCAGCGAAAACCGCCACAACCAACGCAAACAATGCGGCAACAAAGGCAAATACCGCCGCATCCAATGCGGACAAAGCCCGTGAAGATTTAGAAGAGATAAAGGAAGCTGCCGTGACCGCCACCAACTCAGCCAACAGTGCCGCTTCTTCTGCAAACAATGCCGCAACGAAAGCTAATAAGGCGGCGGGGAACGCTGACACGCAAGCTGACCGGGCAAAGGAACAGGCTGACAACCCTCCCAAAATGGGAGACAATGGAAATTGGTGGAAATGGGATGAAGCACAGAAAAAGTATGTCGATACAGGTGTGCTCGCAAAAGGCGGCGTGCTGTACCCGACATTCAGCATAGACGATGATGACATGATTCTATACATGGAATTTGAAGATGAAGTAAGCGACAAACTTATCAAGTTTGATGAACAGACGGGAGAACTTTATTTGAATGTTGGATAACTTAAAGTTACACGAATATGACAAAGATACCTTTAGGAAAAGTGGCGTTCACGGACGCAGGTTCTTATGACGCCGGAAAGACTTACAAGCGGTTTGACTTTGTTGACACGGAAGACAGTTCCTATTTGTCGTTACAAGACAATAACAAGGGACACACCGTCACTGAAACCGCTTGGTGGAAATGCCTCGCACGGGGCACAAAAGCCACAGAAGCCGCAAAAAAAGCCAACGATGCGGCAGCATTGGCAAACGAAAAAGCTATGGCGGCAGATACGGCGGCAGGGCGTGTGAATGCTGCAATAACGCAAGCCAATACCGCTGCCACAAACGCTCAACAACAAGCGTCAGCCGCAGGAGAAGCGGCGGCAGAAGCAACGGAAAGTGTGGCTGAAATGAACGCCGCCCTCGCCCGTTTGGAAGAATTGGAGCAGACAATCACGGCTAAAGACCGTAAACAGCCAACGGGAATGACATTAGAGTTTCCTAAGAAAATAACCAAAGGAAACAAAGACATTCTGAGAGTAACAGCTACCCTATCCCCGGCGGGAACGGGTAACAATGTCCTTTTCTTGGGCGATGACAAAGCGGTTTCCGTTGCCCCTGACGGTTTTCTGACCGTGAACAGTATCGGCATAAGCAAAATACACGTCATCCCGACAGAAAACACAAGCATTTATCGAACCATTGATATTGAAGTCGTTCCGCAGTCTGTCAGGCTTTGTACAAAATCAACTTTGCGCCTGACCGCAAATGGCAAATTCAGGTTCAGTTAAAATAATTTTTCAACAAATAAAACTTTTAAATTATGGCACTATCAACAGATGAAGAAAACAAAGTAAGGGAAATCATTGAAGCGTTCACAAACGGAAAACGGTTGAGTGACCTGCCTGACGTTTCAGGCGACAACCCGTTCAAACTGTTATGTGAAGTATTGGAAGACGGGGAAAGCAAGAAAGCGGCTCTCGCAGCCATGTTACCCTACATGGAAGAAAGCTGTATGTACGGAATTGAATATGATGTCACGGTATCATCCCCTGACGTTACCCGTATCGGTAATATGTCACTTCACAAATCCCTGCCCGTGCACAACCGCATGAAAGGCTGTCTTCTTGATGACAACGGGAACGTGGTTGAATATCTCAACCCATCAGATTGGACGGGTCAGACCCGTGACGGCTCACGTGGGCAAGTCATGGTTGAACTGCCGATGTATTATCGCAAGTTTGAAACAGAGGGGAACAAACGCCGTGTAAAGTTCTCTGAATACCCTCTGCCCGGCTATCATCAAGTGAAAAAGAAATACGTTTCGGCTTATGAGGCTTCCGTACAACGTTCAACAACCAAACTGTGTTCAGTTGTGAATGATGATGCGGATTACAGAGGCGGCAACAATGATTCATCAAAAGACGCAAAAAGCAACACCTTGCTCGGCAGACCAGCAACATCAATCTCACGTACAAATTTCCGTGCCTATGCCCGGAAAAGAAAGTCGTCAACAAAAGAATGGAACTGTATGACATACGACATTCAGAAAGACATTTATTGGCTGTTTGCCGTTGAATACGCCACACTCAACTCACAAAAGGCGTACAACGCCGCAAAAGACAGCAACGGCTACGCACAAGGCGGTCTCGGAGACGGGGTTACAACACTTGACAGCGGCAAATGGAACACGTTCAACGGTTATTATCCTTTTATCCCTTGTGGTTATACGGATGAACTCGGAAACGGAACGGGCGAAAAAGAATATACCATGCCCACTGAATATGACGCTTCTTCAAAGAAAGTCAAAGTGTGCCGTTATCGTGGTATCGAAAACCCGTTTGGGCATATTTGGCAGTGGACGGACGGTATCAACATTCAAATACAGTCAGCCGCCGCAGGAGGGTTGAGCAAAGTTTTCGTCACTGATGACCCCGAGAAGTTCAATGACAGCAATTATACGGGTTATTCCCATGTCGGCAATGAAGCCCGCACGGAGGCTTATGTGAAGTCAGTCATTTTCGGAGAGGGAGGCGAAATCATCCCTGATGTTGTCGGGGGCGGTTCTACGACTTATTTCTGTGATTACCACTATACCAACATACCAAGTTCAGGCGAAGTGTTACGTGGTGTCCTGTTCGGCGGTTATGCGTATAACGGTGCGGCTGCGGGTCTCGCCTGTGCGTACTCGGCTTACGCCCCCTCGCATTCGATTGCGTACTTCGGTTCTCGCCTTTGCTTTATACCCACGTCAGCGTAACACGCTTTGAGTGATAACCTTTCTCCTGCCTCTTTGTGGGGCAGGGTTCAAATAATAACAGTATAAAACGATGATTGAAGAAATGAACAACATACCAAAAGAAGATGACGGAAGCCTCGCTTTCCTTAATATTCCGAGAGATGAAAACAGCAGGAGTTTCAATTGTGATGAAACGACACAATCAAAACTCGTAAACACCACGTTTTGGGTGGTTGATTTCATTGAAGAAGTTCCTACAAGGTTCAGCAAGGCTAAGGGTGTCAAGGGTCAGACGCTTGTAAAAATCAAGCCATCCAAAGACAGTTTGGAATCAGATGCCAAGAAATTTTTCACGGGTTCATCCGATATTCTTTATGTCTTGAAGAAAATCAAAGAAATGAATAAGTTTCCCCGAAAGGTTACTTTGAGAGGGAACGGAAACAGGTATTATTTTGAATGAGAACACAATGAGATAACAAAATAAAAGGTGGGTCATTCTTGTGGTGTCCTGTTCAGCGGTAATGCGAATAACAGTGCGAATGCAGGTCTCGCCTATGCGAACTCGAATAACACCCCCTCGAATACGAATGCGAACATCGGTTCTCACCTATGCTTTAAAATTGGTTTTGACAATATGAAACAAAATAAAAGAATGACAGCCTTGCCACTTGGCAAAAGATTTCAAGCAAACCTCCTAAAAGTGTTGGTAGGAACGCCTGTTGTATGGGCTACCGAAAACTCTGACTAAGAAAAGCAAAGCAGAAGTATGAAAAGAATAGGAAATTTATATCAGACCATAATCTCCGTTGAGAACTTGCGGGAAGCTGACAGAAAGGCTCGCAAGGGTAAAACGCACACATACGGGGTCAGGGTTCACGACAAGAACCGTGAAGCGAATATTCTTGCCTTACATGAAGCCTTGCTGACAAAGACGTTCAAAACCTCTCCTTATGATGTCTTCACGATTTTTGAACCAAAGGAAAGGCTTATTTTCCGTCTTCCGTACTATCCCGACAGAATAGTACATCACGCCATAATGAATGTTCTTGAACCGATATGGGTCAGGACTTTCACGTACAATACATTTTCATGCGTTAAAGGGCGTGGGATTGAGGGATGTGCCCGTCATATAGATAAAATCATTGAGAAATACAGAGGAAAGCCCATGTACTGTCTCAAAATTGACATAACAAAATATTATCCCTCCATAGACCATGAAACCCTGAAAAAGATTGTGCGCAGGAAGATAAAGGACAAAGACCTTTTATGGCTTCTTGACGAAATCATAGACAGCGCACAAGGTCTTCCAATCGGGAACTATCTCTCACAATATCTCGCAAACCTGTTCTTGTGCTATTTCATGCACCGTGTGAATGAAGTATTGAAACTTGACGCTGCCGAATACGCTGATGACATCACATTTTTCGCCACATCAAAAGAACAATTGCGGGAAGCGTTCAAAGAGATAAAAAGAATACTTGAAGAAGAACTGAGGCTGAAAATAAAGGGAAATTATCAGATATTTCCTATCGCAAAGAACCGTTATGATAGAAACGGGCGTGCGCTTGATTATGTCGGTTATATGTTCTTCCGTGAACAGAAACTTATCCGAAAAAACATTAAGAAGAATTTTTGCCACGCCACAGCACGGCTGAACCGCCGCAAACCTCCGCTTGACGCAAAGGCTTATAAGCAGGCTGTCGCCCCGTGGCTCGGTTGGGCGAAACATAGTGATAGCAAACATTTATTAAAAACAATCATTAAACCGTGTTATTATGGTAGCATTTTATGACAAAAAGCCCTCTACTATTGAGGCAGTAGGTAACGGGTCTTTCATGTACCGTTGGAACATTCAAGAAGTTGTTTCGGAGCCAAAAGAAACAAATATTGAGCAATCGAAACAATGGAGATGCAATGAAATTATCGTTTGGTCTCCGATGACCTCAGATAAAGTTATTAACGCTGTTATCCGTTCTGAGTATTCCGCAGACCAAGAACTTTCCCTTGTCAATAAGTTCAATGCTTACCAACAAGGATTGGATGTCACTTCTGACATTGTCGCAGAATATACTGGCTATCTATCCTTTGTTGCAGAAGTGAAAAGAACCGTGAGAAAGGATTTAGGAGAAGAAACACCGATAATTAAAGAGGCAACTCCGACACCAAGGCTGTGTGACCTTATCAATGTTGTGGCGTTGACTGTGAACACGCTTCAAATTTCAGATGAAGATGCGCTCCGTGTCAAATCTGTCTATCCGCTTTGGAATAGCTTCATCGGTAAAACTGTGACAAAAGATATGAAGTTGCAATATGACAACAAGCTGTGGAAAGTTCTTCAAGAACACACGGTTCAAGAACAGTTCAAGCCCGGCGCAGGAACTGAAAGCCTATACACGGAAATTGTCGAAAGCGCATCAGGAACACTTGAAGACCCTATCCCGTACAACAATAATATGGAGCTTGAAAACGGCAAGTATTATGTTCAGAACGGAATAATTTACAAATGTACACGTAACACCGAAATCCCTGTCTATAACCCGTTGGCGGATTTGGTCGGGATTTATGTTGAAAAGGTTGTATAACATCAAAAACTGGTAGGGGATATGTCATTGAATTGACACCCCCCTGCCGTTTGACCTCAAATAAAGCCCGTAGAACGCTCAAAAAGTGATTACAATATAATCATACCATTTTAAAAAGAAAGTTCAACCACGGGAAAATTCGGGAAAAATAACTTAAAGTTTTAGTAGTATGATAATTTACAATAATGCCGGAAGCAAGATTCTTGAAATCGAGGTTGACGATAACAGTTACCGTAATAGGGCTGTCATGGGAGACCATAGTTTAACGTTGTACTATTCGCTCCCTGAACACGTTGAAATCCCAGTAGGCTCTTGCTGTGAGTTTCAAGGCGAAACGTTCACGCTCAAACGCCCGGAGAATTTCAAGATGAAACATAAAAGACTGTTTGAATACACGGTGCTTTTTGACCCGCCCGAAGCAAACGCAAAAGTTTGGAAATTCAGAAACCCGGTTGACGGACGTTTGAAATTTTCGTTGACCGCAAAGCCGCATGAACATCTTCAAATGTTTGTTGACAATATGAACCGCCGTGACAAAGGATGGACGGTTGGCGAATGTATTGACGGTGTTGAAACCCTGATTGCCTATGACCATGATTTTTGTATTGACGCTCTAACCCGCATGGCTTCAACGTTCAAGACAGAATACGAGTTTACGGGAAAACGTGTGTCATTACGTAAGATTGAATACAACAAAAGTAACCCCCTCCCGCTGTCCTATGGACGTGGCAACGGATTCAAGCCGGGTGTCGGACGTTCAAATACGGGAGACAACCCGCCAACGGAAATTTTGTTCGTTCAAGGCGGTACGGACAATATAGACCCCTCAAAATACGGTTCTTCCGAGCTTCTTCTTCCCAAGAACCAAACACTCGCTTATGACGGCGAACATTTTGAAGATGAAGACGGCTTCATAGCCAAGAACGCCCGCCGTTATGTCGTTGATGAAGCAGGGCTTTCAATATGCCGTGATGACAAACAACTGTCATCGCTCGCCGAAGATAGTCTTGACTGTTCTGAGATTTACCCGAAACGTGTCGGTACGGTCAGCACGGTTGTTGCTGTTGATGAGAAAAACAACTTTTACGACATTGTTGACACGTCAATCCCGTCTTCACTGAATTATGAAGAATGCTTGATAGCGGGGGAAACTATGACCGTTGTTTTTCAGACGGGTATGCTTGCCGGACGGGAGTTTGAGGTTAAATATTATCATAATGCCGTTAAAGGAAAGGCGGCACGCCGTTTTGAGATTGTTCCCGCAGACATAGACGGGCAAACTATGCCAAATACCACATTCGCCCCTAAATCGGGCGATAAATATGCCGTATTCAAATGTATGCTTCCCACGGCTTACATTTGTGATAACGCCACGAAAACAGGCGCATCATGGGATATGTTCCGGGCGGCTGTAAAACACCTGTTTGATAATGAAGACTTGAAATTCACTTTCACGGGGGAACTTGACGGGATATGGTCGAAAAAAGATTGGGTAAACATCGGGGGGCGCATCAAACTCGGAGGATATATCCGTTTCTCTGACAATCAGTTTCAGAAAGACGGCGTTCTCGTGCGTATAACTGGCATAAAAGATTATATCAACAAACCGCACAGCCCCGTGATTGAACTTTCAAACACAACGGTAAGCGGGAGTGTTTCATCAACATTGAATGACCTGAAAAGTGAGGAAGTCATCGTTGATGACCTACACCGTGACGCTATTCAATTCACAAAAAGACGGTTCAGGGATGCAAAGGAAACAATCAGCATGTTGGAAGAAGCCCTGCTCGATAACTTCACGAACTCAATCAACCCGATTGCCGTTCAAACGATGTCAATGCTTGTAGGCGATGAAAGTCTTCAATTCCGTTTTGTGAACTCAAAGACAAGCCCCGTCCCGGTTACGCACAGAATTGTCTATGACAATGAGACGAAACAACTGACAGCGGAAGCGGGTATCATACAACACATGACCCTCGGCATCAATACGGTCAGTGCATCGCACAAGGTTTCGGAATACAAATTTTGGGATATGACAGCCTACACAAGCGCAGTGCTTGATGACGGGAAGAAGAAGTATTATTTATATGCCAAAGTCTCAAAGACGGCACAAACAGGTGTTTTCATTCTGTCTGAAAACGCAATCAAATTAGAGGGTGTTTCAGGCTTCTATCATCTTCTTGTCGGTGTCCTGAACTCTGAATACAATGAAGAACGGAGTTTTGTCACTCTGTACGGTTTTACAGAAATCCTTCCGGGGCGTATCACGACAGACAAGATTGTTTCCACAGACGGGAACACTTATTTTGATTTATTGAAAGGTATCATATCCGGGCAAATAAAGTTCAAATCAGGTTCATCGGGCTTATATGAACTTGATGAATGGGAAGCCGTGAACGGTTTGATAACTCAGGCTCAGAAAACCGCCAATGCCGCCGTTGAGAGCGCAAAGAACGCCAATACCGCCGTTGGAGATTTAAACGACTATGTGGACGGTGCGTTCGCTGACGGCATTATTACAGAAGCGGAAGCGAAAGCGATTGAGAAGTACATCAACACAGTGAACAACACGAAAGCCGCCGTGGAAGCTGCGTATAACAAACTGTACACAAACGCCTATCTTACGGGAACGGCAAAAACCGGGCTTCTGAATGCCAAGGTTACGCTTATGGGCAGTATTGAAAACCTTATCAGCGCAATCAATTCCGCTATCGCCGATGGTAGAACCACTGTAACCGAAAAAAACAATGTTGATAACAAATATGCCACTTTCAACAGTGCGTATGCCGACTTTAACACAGCCGTAGAAGCCGCCAATAAAGCTATTCAAGACATGCTTAAAGGGTATTCAGATACAGCCATGAAAAAGGCGCAGGACGCTCTTAGCGAGGCGGAAAACGCCAGTAACGCCGCCAATGAAGCCCAAGGATCGGCTAACGATGCCCAGAGCATGGCCAATGACAAGGCGAAGGTGTTCTACCAATCCACGGCTCCGAGATCGGGAATGCGGAAGAACGATCTTTGGGTAGACGGCGTGAATATCTATCGCTATAATGGTGAAGGGTGGGTTTTCGCCTCCGAGTACGACTGCACGATTACCGAGATCAATGGCGGCCTCGTGTCCACGGGGGCGATAGCGTTCGGTAATACCGGGGGCATGGCCGCTAGCGGTACCGTAAGGATATGGTCCGGAGGGAACTCCGGGGCGAACGGGGAGCCTCCCGCTTCCCCGACATTCAAGGTGCTCAGTGACGGCAAGGTATATGGCAGCAACTCCATCATGTGCATGAACCGTAATTACGAGGTCTCATGCGGTTTCGCCAGTGACGGTAATAGCGGTGGCGATATCTCGAACCTTGATCCGGGATCTGTCCGTATATGGGTCGGCAGCACTTACGAGCGAAGGGATGAAGCCCCTTTCCGGGTCGGGCTAAGCGGTTTGGTGGCCGCTAGCGGATTGATGCTCTCCAAGCGACATTATATGTATAACGGGGCGTTGGCCATCCACAACGACGGACAAGTCACGCTAAGATCGGTAGATACTGATAATGGTGGTAACCACCTGCGTAATGTCATAATGCAGACGTATCCGAATTACGTGAACTCGGTACTTGATCTGACCGATATATTAGACTCCGCTACGGCGATGAGTGTCCCGCCTATCTTGACATTGAGGTGTGGGCGTTCCGCTTATACCAATTATCCGAGGATATGGATTAACTGCGTGCATAAGGCTGGTTGGGGTTCCGCTTTCCGGGTCGAGTCCCGGTATTTTAATGACGATGGTGCCATGGAGAGAACTGTCATTAATGTCGGCTCCATGATGACACACGTGCAATTGGGGGCGTTAAGCTCTTCGCCCGAGCTATATCCTGTTTACTATGATAACAAAACAGGTTATTTATGTATGAAATACTAATAAAAAAAATAACAGATATGAAATTGACATTGAAAGACAGGGTATTAATACTCAATAACGTGCTGCCGATGTACGACAATCGCAAAAATATCGGCTTGAAAATATCTATCTCCGGCAAGGTCCAGCTATTGGATTCGGAGCGGAAGGAAGTGGTTATGACCCCTGTTGGTAACGGGGAATACGAGATCTCGTTCAAGACCGTGGACGCCATGACAGGGGTCAAGTCCTTTGATTTCACGGACGATGAGTTATGGTACCTGAAACAGCGGGTGGATTACCTTGATCGGCAGGGGATGTTCTCCGCCGAGACGATCGATTCTTATTCCAAGATACTCGACCAGCCTTTTTCCGGGGAGGAATACCAAGATAGATGGAATGAGCTAAAGGGAATAGATCCTATCGCTTAACGGGATATAAGCCTTTATCGGGGGCGGGCAAATAAAAGCCCCCGTATATATTAAAAGAAAACGAGTTATGGGAGTTGATTTGAATACGATATTGGCGATAATCGGTGCGATGGGCGGGATCGAGGGGATAAAATGGGGCATCCGTGCGTGGGCGAACCGTAAGACGAACGCCCGTATAGCGGACGCTCAAGCTGACGTGGAGGAGTTCAAGGCCCTGCGTGAGTATAACGAGTTCTTGCAAAAGCAGTTGTCTGAGAAGGAGGAACGGTTTGTTGAGCAGACCGGACGGCTCCGGCAGGTACAGGACGAGCTTTTCACGTTGAAAGAGAGCTACTCGGACGTGAAGATAGAACTGGCTTTAAAGAGGTGTGAGAAAAAGAAATGCGGCGATCGTGAGCCGCAGAACGGTTATTAATGAGGGAGGATAAGGAATGAGAAATAACAATTTACCCCGGGGATTACGTAACAACAACCCCGGGAACATCAGAAGGAACAGCGATGTCTTCCAAGGCGAGAAGACAAGCTCTGATCGAGAGTTCAAGCAATTTAAATCGATGGCATACGGTTACAGGGCGATCTTCAAGATCCTGTCTAACTATTACCGGAACTATAAGCTGGATACGATCCGCAAGATGATAGGAAGATGGGCACCACCGAAAGAGAACCATACGGAAAAGTATATTCAATTTGTATCTGACTACGCTGGAATCCCGGCTGACGATCCGATAAACATCAACGACCGAGAACAGATGATCCGGATCGTGGCAGGGATGAGCCGTTTTGAGAATGGGAGAGAAGCGGATATGTCGGATGTTATTGCGGGGTGGAATTTATTATGAGAACGGGAATGATTTGCGGGATGCTGGCGATAGCTGGTATCCTCTTCCTGTCCGGGTGTCGAACCAAGATTCAGCCTGTCGCTATCGAGAACCGTACTGACTCGATCTACATAGACAAGTTGGTACCTTACCCAATGCCAGTCGATAGCGCTTCCATACGTGCGTTGATGGAGTGTGATGAGCACGGCAAGGTTGTTCTCCGGTGGTTGGATATGGCGAACACGAAGAATGTTGAGCTTATGTTCGCCTTGGATAGCCTCGGTAACGTGATCGCCAACATGAGAGTTCCTAGGGATACGTTATATCTCCCTTCGAAAGAAATCTACGTGGATCGTAAGGTGGAGGTTCCGGTCCTTGTGGAAAAAGAGCTATCTCGTTGGGAGAAAATAAAGATTGAGGTAGGAGGGTGGGCGATAGGGATCTTATATGGATTCTTGATAGTTAGTATTGGTTATGTGATTGTTTGGTTGATAAAGAAACGTAGATGAACTTTAGGGTTAAAGATCTGTTGGAAGGGGGATTTACAGAATAGCTTGTTCTCTATTTGTAACGGATAGATCTACGTTTTTTAGATCAACATTCCGTAAATTTGTATTGAGTAAGACCGCTTTTTTAAGATTTGAATAATCAAGCTTTGAATATTGCAAGTTAGCATAACTAAGGTTTGCGAATGTAAGGTCTGATTGTGATAGATCTGATTGGTACATGTTGGCTTTGATTAATTTTGCTTTAGATAAGTTAGCCTTAAACAAGTCTGCTTTTGTTAGGTTTGCATTGGTTAGGTCTGCTTGACAGAAGATAGTCTCGATTAAATTTGCCTCAGATATATTTGCATTTTCCAACGTCGCTTTTAATAGATTTGCTTCAAACATTTCCGCCTTAAACAGTATGACCTTATATAAGTCAGCTTCTATCAATTTTGCCTGACTTAGTACTGCTCTAGATATGTCTGTGTAGTGTAAGTTCGCTCTAGACATATCTGTATTTATTAATAATGCGTTAGAAAGATTTGCCCTAGACAAATCTGCTTCTGACATATTTACTTCGGATAGATCTGCTTTAATTAGATTGGTATACGACAAATTTGCTCTGAATAAGTTTGCTCCAGTTAGTTTTATACCAGCTAGATATGCATTAGATAAGTCACCTTCTAAATCAGAAAAAAAATTATCGTCACTATTGAATAATAATAACATCAATGTTTGGATTTCATTTGATGGATTCAAATTAAATTCCTTTTTATAATCATTGATACTTGTAATTGATCTTATATGAGAACATAGAATGTTAAAAACAGTCTCTTTAAATTCATTGGGGTATTCTTTTGCTAGAAAAATAAGGTTGTATACTCCACCAGTTCTGGCAGATTCTTGGTTGCTTCCCAATAATTCCACACCTTTAGCAAATCTAGAATTACGCTCAGACTTGGCTTGTAGCTCTAGTTGTATATTTTGACATTCAATTTGTTTAGACTGTCCATCCAATTGTTTTTCTTGTTGTGAGATCCGTCTCTGATTTTGATATATATTATAAACGATGCCAAATACTCCAAAAATAGCAGTCCACATAGTGAAAAAGTCTTTTAAGCTAAGCCCAAAAGTATAAAGAGGAATGTTTGAACCAATAATGTCTCCGATTAGAATAAGGACAAAAGGTGCTAAAAACAATGAAAGGAGTATTGTTAGTGTTTGTTTTCTTATTTGAGATAATAATTGTGCCATGGTTGATATTCATATTGTTTGTGGACAAAAATACATAACGATTTTGGTGCTTCAAAAGTTTTGTACAACATTTTTGATAGTGTATTTAAATTGTATGCGTAATATCGTGGACTGATATAGTTCGATAATCAATCCACGATATGTTTATAATAGTAACCTCCCTTCCTTCTTATCCATCACCGCATTGAAAACACTTTTATAGGTCTCATACAACTCCTTCCGGCTTTCCGGCCCCGGCCAATCGGCAAAAGATTCTCCTGCAAAAAATTTCCAAGCGAAGATCCGTTTGGCTTTTTCGGACAACCCTAACAGGTCGACCATATCCCGGATATCCTGCATCCGTTCCCGGATATACTCGGTACGGTCAATACTATCATCGGGCTCATCAATAATGTTCAGTCTTCGCCAATCCACATTCTCATCTACCGGGATAGGCTTGTATTTATGCCGGTAGGGAGACGTATCCGAGGTAACGTTCAGCTTTATCATTTGCAGGATATACCAGTCAAGTTCGGTATATTTACCTTGCTTGGCTTCCATAAGCCGGGAGAGGTGTTCCAGAGGCTTTTGAAGTAGCATACACATTACCTCGTTCAATACGTCAATAGCTTCACTACTCATTCCGGCAAGTGAGCAGTGATACTTAGCGTAATCCAGCCACCTGTCGTAACGTTTCTCAATATATTTATTCAATGCCTCACTTGCCATAGTTGTCTTTATTTGATATATTTGTTGCATGCTGTAATGGGGTGGCGCTGTGAGGCGCTGCCTTTTTATTTATTCTCTTTGTTAGTCTTTATCTCTCGCTATAAAAATGTTATCTTTAGCCTTCTTTTTTATTCTTAGCCCAATCGATAATGTATTCAATACCTGCGTTGAATCCTTTGCTGTAACCATCTTTATATTCATGATTTGATATTCCATGATAATAAGCCGAGCCGAAGCACAAGGCGAAACCAATGGCTATCAATACCATCCCTGTTCCAAAGTATGGATAAGCTAGGGATATATGGAATGGCTTGAACTGGATCGATATTCCAGACGTGAGAATGAATATTAGCGAGATCATTCCGATTATTAACAATGATATTTTAAGCATCTGAACCTCCTTTGTTTACATTGTGCGACATATTCTTTAATCTTGTTTGACTTTTATAATCCTTACATCCATAAGCGGCGAGATTAATGGCGTGCGTACCTATTCCTTGTCCGGAGAAGCATGGATAACGGATACATCTTACGCATTTCCTTCGTGGATATTTATTAGCGTCCTCCCGTTCTTTCAAGCGGTTGATCCCTATGTATTCCTCTGCCATGATTATTCCTCCTCCTCGGTCTCGTCGAATATCCGGGCCATCATATCGACGATGTTTGTTTGTATATTGTCCTCCGCTCCAAGCACGGCGTTGCTTATATGCTTTTTCTCCTCGATGATCCTGTAGAGCTTCTGGTCGATGGTCTTGCGGCCAAGCAGGTAATAGCAATTCACTGAGTCCTTTTGACCGATACGATGCGCCCGGCTCTCGGCTTGGTCGCAATCTGCGTATGTCCACGGTAGCTCGATAAAAGCGACATTGCTTGACGCTGTCAACGTGATACCCGCCGCAGCAGCCTTGATGGAGCAGATGATGACGTCCGTCTTGGGATTCCGTTGGAAAGCGTCTATGGCCGCTTGCTTTTGTTGCATATCTTGCCGTCCGGTGACACACACCGCCGAGGGAAACGCCTGTAGGAGCTGGTCTACGATCTCATGCAGGTTGCAGAAGAGGATGATCTTCTTTCCGTTCTCCCGAAAATCCTTCACGAAATCGATCACCTCTCTCAACTTACCCCGGGCCGTTATGTCCTTCAATATGCCGATTCGTACCATGACCTCGCCTTTCAGCGATTTTTGTACCTTCTCATCGTCGGCCTCCTTGTATCGTCTCAGATAATCCACCAAGTCACGCTCGGCGTCTTGGTATTCCTTGCGGTTGGTGATCTCGCAGGTCACGATCTGCCGTACCTTGTCGGGTAATTGAGTCAGTACCTTGGATTTTTCCCTCCGGAAGAAACAATGCTTCCAGAGCATGAAATTGAGCTCTTTCAAGTTCGAGGCCCCGTGCGGCCCGGAGCAATAGCGGTTCGTGAAATATTTCCAGCCTCCGAGATCGTTCATCCGGTCCATGATAGCGAGTTGGCATATAAGGTCGTTGGGCTTGTTTACGACAGGGGTACCGGTCAACAGGATGATCCACTCTTTCCCGGCGGTGATACCTTTGCAAAACTTGCTTTGTTGGGTAGCCGTTGATTTTACCTTATGGGATTCGTCAATGATCACGCTCTTGAACAACTTGATCGTATTATGGAACTCTACGTCTTTCAGCGTCCATTTCTCCGATTTGTTGATTCGGCGTACGAAATACTTCCGTAGGCTCTCGTAGTTCACGATGAACACATGGTTCATGCCCGTTTGCCAGAAGAATGGCCATGAGGTTCGTACCGAATCGGTCAATACCATGGCTTTCTTGTCCGTGAACTTGTGCCATTCACGTTGCCAGTTGATCTTGACCGTATTGGGGCAGATTACGAGACAGGGGAAAGCATCAGCTTTGTTGATGGTAGCGATGCTCTCTAATGTCTTGCCGAGGCCCATGTCGTCCCCATTGATAAACCGTTTTAGTTGTAAGCCTCGTGCGATCCCTTGCAGTTGATAGGGGTAAGGTTGTATCTTTAGGCCATGATCCTCGTCCAACTCGGGCATGTCCGGTATTTGATAGGCTATGTCCTCGTCGGTCTTAGACTCGTTCCCTCCCCAGTTGACGGGTTCGAAGTGCCTCACGTAATAGGTGAGCTGGTCTAGCTCCGCCTTGCACTTATTGTTGGCCGGGATCATCCACGCTCCGGTAGACTTGTCCCACCAGCGGACGCTGACGGCTGTCTTTAGCTTGTCAACGACCTGCTGGCGGTACCTGTCAAACCTTACCGCGTAGCATTGTCCCTTTTCCGTGTTTTGTAAAGTGATTTGCATAACGGTTGTTTTTATTATTAGTTAGGCGAACTCGTCGAAGGCTTTCACCTCCTCGGCGATCTCCTTGATCTGCTCTTTTTTCTTCCGTCCCCGTTTCTTTGGCTTCTCTTCCTTCTCGCCCGTGATATCCGATTCCTCCGGGGTATCGAAATCGAAGGATTCTTGCTTGATGCCATATTTACCTTCGAACAGGTAAGCGTCCACCTCGTAACTACATCTACCGATAGCCTCTTTCAACTCGGCTCCGTAAAGGTACCCGTCACCGGACTCGTCCTCATATTTGGTGAACGGGACGGAGAGGTTAAGGATCTGCCCGCTTTTCAGGAGCTTTTGCGCTTGGATTGATACGCCGGCTGATTCATCATTACCGCCTTTACTGTATCCGGTGACGATGATATTCTTTAGCTTCTCGTTCAAGTCATCGTCGGAGGGATTGGCGACATTGACCAATGTAGCCTCGTGCATCTCACAGATTTTCACTACGTGTGGCTTAAGCCGGTTCAACGCGTACAGTAGATCGGGGTGGATAAACTGCTCCGATTCCTTTAGGATGTTGTTCTTGTAGTTCGCTTCCACGAACTTTTCCGTATACTCCGCCGTGAGCTGGTTGTTCTTGATCTTCACTTTCTGGATCTCGTACACGGGTTGCTCTTTTACTAATTCTTCCATGCTCTTTTAAAATTTAGGATTGTTATAACTCTGAGGCGCTAAGGCCATTTCAGCTTTCACCTTGCTAATTATCGTGCGACACCATTCCAATTGGTGGGTCGCGGTACGGTTCAATCTATCACACCAGTCGACTAGGTATTGCTCATCCTTGCACAGGCTGTCGATGATAGCGTTTATGGCCTTTGAGGTCGCTCCGGCCCGTGAAGCGGTTTCCCGTAATGTGTCGAATACTTCCGATTTCTTTTTCCCGTTCAGGTGATATTTGGCATCGGCCAGCAGCTTCCCGGTTCGGGCGATATAGACGGCGAGGTCGTTCCCTCGCAGGACGGCTTCCTGTACCTCCTCGCTCATGGTAATGTTCAGGAAGGCATCTATGGCGGCCAGTTCCTCGGATATCTTGTCTGTCGGTGTGATATTGAGATTCATGATTTTTATTTTAAGATATAATCGTTGCCACACTTGCCGCAATGATATACGTTGAATGTATCTCCCGTATGCGTCTGTAATTTCTTTACGAGTACGGGAGCTCCGCATATAGGGCATTTCTTTGCCAGCCTGTACTTTAGCCAGCCGATTAGGATTAAAATTAGACTCTTCATACTATTAGCTTATTAGCATCCACCATTTAAAGGCTAGCTCTTCGTACTTTTCTTTGCCACGTTTATATAAAGTGTCATCTTTTTTTATTGTGGCTTTGAAAATTTGTTGATTCTTTTTGCTTATTGCAACAATAAAATCTTGTTTACTCCCAGCAATGTCCATATACCACGCTCTTGAGCGATCCCAGTCGAAAAAATCTATGGCTTCATTAAATTGTTTTTGAGAAGAAGCAAAAGTTGTTTTTAAATCTCCTCCAAACCCCATTGCTGAAAACCAGAAATCCCATTTGCAACGAGTGTCAAGTGTATATTCAAAATTGCCGTATTGGAATTTTTGATTTTTGTTTATCATAAATTTCTGTTTATCGGATTGTTCCAATGCATATTTAATGAGCGGATCCCGGCGGGCTTCCATACGGAGTGACTTGATCATGGCTTGTGCCAGTTCCCAATCTTCGCCGGAATACAATACGTCATCTACCATATGTTTGTCATATCTTACCCGTTCGGGTTCTGTCAGCATCGCATCCACCAGACTCCCGAACTTGAACGCCTTCTCCTTATCCCCGTATTGCGTACGGGGATAGAGGAGGTTCTTTAGTTCTGTCAGGTCTGAGTTGCTGACCTCAGACCGTTGGTAATACGTATCTTGCATCTTCTTCCTTGAGTTTTAAGTATTCAATGACCGCGAAGTCAAATTCAAAATCGTAAGTGTTATCCATCAGCCACCGGAACCATTTGCGGCCCTCTTCCGTATCGAGGATCTTTTTTAGGTTACTCGGTGTACGCCTGTATTTCCCGAAGTTTATCCATGAGGACAGATATAGCTTTCTCATATCATTTGGCTATTACGTCATCGACATATCTCACGAAAGCGGACTGGATTCGCTCACCGTCCTTATTGGCTGTTTTCTCGCAATAGGAGATCATCTTCTTATGGATCTTCTCAAGATCCTCCATGCTCATGTTGATACCCTCACGCATGAACCACATCTGGTATACCTGCATGAATCCTTGTGGATTGGTGACTTGGATCTTTTTCTTGATCTTCGCCTTGGTAGGGGTAGGAGACATACTGGCGGCACTGAAATCGAAGGCTGCCTGTACTTCCGCGGTGGCTTTCTCTGCCTCCGCCTTGGCTCTCGCCTCCTCTTCCTTGCGCTTGCGTTCCAGTTCGGCCTTTTGACGTTCTTCCGCCTCTTTCCGTTTGCGCTCCTCCTCCAGCCGTGCCGCCTCAATTGCATTGGTCTTGCGAATTTCCTCTTGCTCCTCCAGCTGTTTCCGGAGGGATGGGAGGCGGTCGACCAAGGATTGTTTCAGTCCCTCGATCTCGAAAGCGTATCGATCGGAGTATTCTTTTTTCTTTAGGATGGCTATCTCGTTCTTGATCGCTTTGCGGGTCTCACCGTCCATATAGAATGTCTGTTTGTTATCCACGACGTTTTTCACGAAATCCGTCCATGAGAAACCGGTGCTTGTTTGCGTGATCTGCCGGCATACGTCCCCATACGTGGCTAGGGAGGCACGATTGAAAATCCCGTTCAAGGCGTTGATATGCTTCTCGACGTAGGTGGCGTACGTGGTATCGAGCAAGACCGTTATGTCGGCCCTGTATTGGGCTTTCTCGTTCTCCGCCAATTGTTTTTGCCGGGCCTCTTCCTCTCGGCGTTTTTGCTCTTCCAGCTTCTTGGCGGCGTATTTGTTACGCTCCATCTGTAGCAGATAAGGGATGGTTCCCTTGGATTTGGCGTCTATGGAACCCTCTAGTGTCGTGAAACGTTTGGATATGGCTGTTAGCATTTGGGTTAACGGCTTCCGGCGGTTGTTCATGTTCTCTACGGTCTTCTTTGACTTCGCAAGGTATTCTTGTACCGCAGTGTCGATCTCGTCCGTGCCGATACCTCCATTTCCCTCAATCGTGTCCAAGAGGGTTTTCCCTGCGTTCGTGCAAGCTGAGACCGACGCCTCATTGCGGGCGAGAATATCCGGGGCTGTCTGTAAGATGCTAATGACCTCGTTAGCCTTGAAAGGTAAATTGTTATTCTGTGTATCCATGTCGATAAAATTTTGAATGTTGATATTGAACTCTTAAAATCCGGCTTCTTCATCTTCTTGTGATATTTGGGCTGTTATACCAGATACGGGTACCGGTTCCGCTTGCGGTTGCTCTCCGAATCCTTGTAAAGGATTTTCCGATTGGGGCTGGAGGGCTTGCGGTTGCTGTCCGGCTTGATTGGGCTGGATAACGGTTGTTTCTTCCAGTCCGTAGTCGATCTCTTGCGGTTCCTCCTGTGTCTCGAATGAGGAGAACTGTCCCGTGCGTACCTTGGGATATCCGTCGAAAGCGTGCTTGATAAGCTTGCTTTCCAAGAATCCCGGATCAATACCTCCTTCGCTAGAGGTATAAAGGGCATTGGCCTTCCCTTCTTTCTGCCGGGTTTGCGGGTTCCATTTCTGGTTGTTCTTAAAGCTGTACGCTTCCAATCGTTTGATATCGCCTTCCATCATCCAGTGCCAGTCCACGGTACCGTCGGAGCGTACGATACGTAAGAAACCACCTATCACCTTGTTGGACTTTCGGGGGCATGCCGCTTGGTAGGTCACGGTCTTTACGCCGTCGATCAACCCAGGGGAGAAGGTATCGCCCTCATAGCAAACCACGGGATTATCCACGTAACGGACTTGTCCGGCACGTTGCCGCATGACTAACTCGCCATATCCGGTGATGGAGAGATAAGCACGTAGTTCGTAGATATCGCTACCGTTGTTATCCTTATAGCCGGTCTTCGTGCTACGGGGAAGAATATAACAGTGCGGTCGTCCTGTCGGGTCAAGTGACAGGCCGTTGACCGCTATATCCAAAAAGCATCCATAGAGGGATAATGGTGTGCATTTTTGCAGTTCCGGCTTGTCTTGTAAGATCTTCCGGAAGTTGAATTTCTCTTTCTCGTAGATTTGCGCTCCTTGGGCGGTACCCCAGATCGCGTTATACATTTGGATGAACTTTTGTTCTACCCTGTTATCTTCCGCTATCATGAGCGGGTTTAGCTGATTCAACTCAGCTACTTTGATCTGAATTAGATTCGACATGATGTTATGTTTTTAAATGTTAGTTACCAATGTTTAGCTATCATGTAAGCCATTGCCGCACATCCGGACGTCGTGATGATATGCAGGAAATGTCCTAGGCAAATAGCCACGATTCCAAGTATGGCGAGCGTTCCGAAAAGGATGTAAAATCCCCACCTCACCGCTTGGGCGAGTTTCCAGTAATCTGTTTTCATACGTCAATGATTTATTAGCAATGCGGTTTACCGTCCGTGAAATAGCGAGTTGGATGGGTATCGTAAACTTCCTTTTGCAACGCCTTGCCAAGGTGCCTTGCTATGTTAATGATTCATTTAATAGTCGTATGGATTCAGGGCGCACTTATACAGGTTTTCCAGCCTGTACTCGATTTTGCCCGGTCGCTTGTAACGTTGTAGCCTACCTTCCGAGACCCATCTTTCCACGTTCTGCCTCCCGAAACGGAGGTGCGCTTCCTTTTGCCCGATAAATTCCCGGATACCCGCTTGCATCCTTGTGATTTGCCAAGCAAGGTATTCGATCTCGATCTTTCGTAAAGAAGGTATGCTTTGATAGGTGTTTTCGGTTGGCATGGTTATTCGCTTTTAAATAGATTCTTTTCGTTCGCATATCGCATAAACTCCGCCATAGAGTGTATCGAGAGTTTTCGGAACACGTTCTTCCGGTGGTTCTTTACGGTGTGGGACGATATAAAAAGCGCTTCCGCAATCTCTTCGTCTTTCTTGCCATAGTAGCAAAGCTCCATCACCCTAAGTTGACTGTCTGAAAGTGTGCTGTTGAACTTCGGTTCACAGATTTTTTTGAAGCCATCGCATTCCCCACGCAGCGGACAACCGACAAACTCAAATTTGAAATTCCAGTTCTCATCCACGTCTATCATGTTATCGTACAGCCCGAAGTTGCATTTGATAAACCTGCGTACAGCCAAGAAATCCCGGTAGCATTTATTCCCGTCGTAACGGGCGTAATACTTGCGGAGTGCCGCATAAGCCTCCGGATAGAACTCTTCCAAAATCTCAAGGAAACTTTGAATGAAATCCGTATCGGACTCTTTCAACTGGCGTTCCGGCTGTCCCTGCTCTTTGATAGTTACTTCGCCGGAGGGGGTGGTATAGAATTCTATTGCGCGCATACCTTATCCTCCTTTGGGAATAACTCGCTGGCAGGGATGCCAAGTTCTTGTGCAATTACTGTTTGTGCCAATGCGTCCGGTTGGTAGACTCCCGCTACCCAACATCTGACGGCCGATTCAGATCGTTTGGTAATGGTAGCTATCTTTTGGATGAAAGCCTTCTTGGGCGGCGTGTTGTCCATGGAGAAGTATATCTCTCTGAACGAACGAGCACCAGTCTCATGACCTTGTAGGTTTAATTTTTCCATTTTTGCCTCCTTACATTATTATATATGTTCTAATTTCTTTACCTTTGACAGTGTATTAATGATTACAGGTGCAAATATAAAGAGTCTTTATATTTAATCCAAATATTATTTATATTATTTGTTCTAAATATATAAAGAGTTGTTATATATGAATGTGTATCAAAGAATTAAGGTAGTGGTTAAGTGGCTGATAGGTAATGGTGTTGCGGGTAGTCAAAAAGAAATTGGAATTCTTCTTGGCTATAAAAATGAATCTTCATTTTCCCAAGTACTCAATAATAAGGTCGCATTACCTATAGATTTCATTGATAGACTAAGCAATCTTTCCCCTTTATTGAATAAGAGTTGGATTTTAGATGGAGAAGGTACTATGTTAAAGAAAACTCATATTGCAGGTGAGTCTACAGAGCCAATGAATAATGTTGAGAGTATTGATGAAAAACAACCAATTCTTGATATTCGTGTTTGTGCGGGGAACGGTATAGGTTTAGAGGGGGACGAGAACAAAATAACTGAATGGGTTTCCATCCCTGCATTTAAAGGATGCCGAGGAATTATGGTATTTGGTGATAGTATGTATGACAAATATAAATCTGGCGATATCATATTTGTTCGTAGGATCGAAAGCCGGAATGATATAGACTATGGCCAGTGTTACGTTGTCATAACCCAGGAAGATCGATATATAAAGAATCTTTATGAGAGCTCTAAAGGCGATGGTTATATTACGATGGTGTCATACAATATGGAACTGAATCCTGATGGCCGTCGTAAGTTCCCAGACCGGGATATTGCTAAGAGTGAAATCCTGTTTCTTTATAAGGTAGCAGGTAAGTTAAGAAGAAGTCAACTATAAAAAATCAATTTAAGATGGGATTTTGGGATTTTCTGAAAAAGAAAGAACTAGAAGAAATCAAACGTCTAAACAATGAGGTGGATCAAAAAAATAATTTTATATCCACCTTGCAGATACGTTTAGAAAAACTTAGCCAATATGAAGGTATTTTAGATGCGGAAGTAAAGGCTCAAGAAATTATATTGTCAGCTCAAAAAGAAGCTCAAAATGTTATCGTAGAAGCTTCCAAGAAAGCTCAAAAAATGCGTGACGAAGCGGCTTCTATTTTGCATGATATAAAAGAAAGAGATAAATCATCAGAAGCAATGTCTAATGATTTAATCGAAGCTGCTAGAATAAATGGAGATAAGATCAGAAAAGAGGCGCGGGAAAAAGCTAATGAACTAAAGAATAAAGCTGAAGCTATTTTAAACAATGCAACTAAGCAGGCTGAGACTATAATACAAAACGCTCACAATAAAGCGGAAAGTATAGCAGGTGATGCTTATAAGATAAAACAAGAATCTGAAGATTTAGAAAAAACTCTTGTCGCATTGAAGAACACAGTTCGTGGATATGGTGATGATTATATCATACCCTCTTACAGTTTGCTGGATCAATTAGCCGATGATTTCGGTTATACAGAAGCAGGAGAAGAGCTTAAGAAGGCAAGGGAACGTTCCCGACTAATGGTAAAGAATCATACGGCAGCAAAATGTGACTATGTTGAAGAATATAGAAAAACAACAGCTATAGATTTTATTATTGATGCTTTTAATGGAAAAACTGATACAATATTAACTTTAGTAAAACAAGATAATTTTGGAGTTTTGAAACAGAAAATAACAGATGCTTATTACTTAGTAAATAATTTAGGAAAAGCTTTTCGGAATGCTGTTATAACTCCTCAATATTTAGATTCTCGATTGGATGAGTTAAAATGGGCTGTAACTTGTACGGAACTAAGAAATCGTGAGCGAGAAGAGCAACGACAAATTCGAGAACAAATGCGAGAGGAAGAACGAGCAAGAAGAGAATATGAAAAAGCAATGAAAGATGCAGCTAAAGAGGAAGAGTTGTTGAAAAAGGCCATTGAAAAAGCTCAACAGGCAGTAGCCAAAGCCTCAGAGGAACAAAAAGCGAAATATGAAGCTAAATTACAAGAACTTTCAGAAAAATTAAAAGAAGCAGAGGAAAAAAGTCAAAGAGCAATATCAATGGCTCAACAAACTAAATCTGGACATGTATATATCATTTCAAATATAGGTTCTTTTGGAGAGGATGTGTTTAAAATAGGAATGACTAGACGATTAGAACCTACAGATCGTGTGCGAGAACTTGGGGATGCAAGTGTTCCTTTTCCATTTGATATACATGCTATGATATTTAGTGAAGATGCACCGAAGCTTGAGACAACTTTGCATAAAGTATTTGTTGATAATCAAGTGAATAAAGTAAATCCAAGAAAAGAGTTTTTTAAAGTATCTATTTCTAACATTCGAAATCAAATAGAATCAATGAACATTCAGGCAAAATGGACAATGATCGCTGATGCTTATGAATGGAGAGAAACACAAGCTATAGAAAAGGCTATGGCGCAAAATAGTAATCTACAAAAAGAATGGAAAGAACAACAATTGCAAGAAGTTGAAGATAATTTGATTGAGGATGATATTTAAATGGAAGATAAGAATAAAGCTGTGATAAGTATCCTGTTTTCGGTACCAGTCATATTACCTTCGATAGATAACAAAGAATTTGAAATACGCAGGGTTGCTCATAGTCGCTAAGTATCAGATTCTTGTAAATTTCCATATCGATATTTGCCAGTCAAGATAAAGATTACAACGCTCTGTATAAATATGGCATCGTCGTCGAAGTCGGTATGTAAAGTATCTTTCAAAAACATCTTTACTAATTTGTATCGGATGTAAACGGAAATAATTTTTTTGATCATGGTGATAAGTATTAAATGTTTGTCATTCTAAAATATAAAAAGCTAGTTCTGTTTTCAATGGATTGTGAAGCAGCATGTGGTTGCGGATGTGATATTGTAAATAAGAAATATTAGATTGGATACAATGAACAAAAAAGAACGTTGGATAATATATCCATTCCTTATCATATTGATAATTGTTGCTTTTACTGCACTATGCCAAGAGCATCCTAGAATTGGAGGGTTTGATTATCTCGGTTTTATTATGGGAATTCTTTCATTCCTTTTGGCGATATTGGCTGTTATGTTCGGATATAATATTCTTGATATTAAAGGACGTATAAAAGAGAATGTAGAGAAAGAATTTGAAGGTGTAAAATTAGACATAGAAAAGTTGCAATCGGAAGTCTTGTTTTTAAGGAGTAAGGTTGTTGTGAGGAAGATATTTGTAAAAGGTAACATTGTTATAGAAACAAAAAAATTTAAATGTAAAGACTTAATTGCTTATGCAAAAGATGTCCACATGTTAAATGCCGAGATAATAGACGAAGATTTAATAATTAAAGATAGTTCTGATTTTGATCCGAATGCTGAATATTATGCTTCTGGTGATATAATATCGCATGTAGTATGTGATGATGAATAAGTCGGTAGAATTTTAGGACGATTTAAATAGGATAGGTATGGAAAATGAGCTTTCAATATTAATTTCTTGGTTAATTTCTTTTATTGGAATTGGAGTCACTGCTTTGTTGGGTATTAATATATGGACATCATTGAGTATTGATAAACGGATTGAAGTTATTGTTAAAAAGGAGGTTGAAAGTTTAAAGGAGCAGAACGTGGAGTTAAGAGATCAGTTGAAAAATTATTCTTTGGCGATTAGTGAAAGATCTGTTGGAGATGAATATATGAGAATGGGAATAACAGGAGATGCGATATTCAATTATCTAAATAGTTTAGAGTACTCAATAGTGGCGCAAGATAAAAGTCTTATTTCTGAGAACTTAGATAGCTGCTTAAGCATAATCAAAGAGTTTCCAGCTATAGCTCATTGTGAAACGACAATGGAGAATCTTGAAAATATTAAAGAGATACTGATGCAGATCCATGATGAACGTTCTTATGAGCTATATTCTTATTTCGTTTCTTCTTCCAAGAACGAAAATGATCTATCTCTTCAGGAATCACTATCAAAAGAAAAAAACGAAGAAGGCAATATAAGATAAATAATCCAATCAGTATTGTGCTGGTTGTAGCTATAATAAGTAAGATCCGATTTAATAAATACATAATCATTTAATTGATTTAATATAAAATATAAATCGATGGAAGATAAAGACAAAATAATAACCTCACTCCGGAAACAGCTCAAAGATGCTATTAGCCGGTGTAATGCCTTGGAGCAGGAAAATGCTCTATTGTCATACCAACTAGAGAAGAGGGAGAAGGAATGTCCGGAATCACGTTAAGGATAGACAAAGGCAAGTCTCCCGTTTTTACCGAGATCATGAGTTTGCTTCAAGTTTTTCCTGGATTAAAGGAATGCAAGAGGCATTATTCGGTAAGGCTAACGGAAGAGGATGTTTTCAGGTTCCGGAGTGAGCTGGAGCGGATCATGCAACTCTTGCCTCATTTGAGCGAAAAGGAGTGGTTCGAGATTCCGAGGTATGGGACGGACGAATGGGCTAACTGGATGATAGACCTGCATCAAAAAAGACGACTATAAATGTCGTTTTTACTATGTATTTACAGTATCTGTTGTAACAAATTGATAATCAAATTGTATTATCCGCACTCGAAATGCGGTGAGCGGGTAACCGCTCCCTGGGTTCGAATCCCAGTCTCTCCGCTGAACGTGCTGGACAGAAATGGTCAGCAAACGGACAAAAAGCTACAAATCAATGATTTGTGGCTTTTTTTATTGCCCGAAAGTCCTGCTTCCAAGACTTCAAAAGTACGGTAAAAGACAAAGTTTCGTTACTAAATCGTTACCTATTCCCTGCCGGACAAAAACGGTAACGATTTGTCCATAAATGACCTGATAATGACTATATTAGTCCATAGTCTGCATAACTCGAAAACGAGAGGTAAAAACTAATTTTGCAACTAAAAATTTTGAGTTATGAAATCGACATTCAAGGTTCTTTTTTATTTGAAGAAAGGTTCTGAAAAGAAAAACGGCGAGGTTATGATTATGGCACGCATCACCATAGACGGCAAACTTTGCCAGTTCAGTACGAAACAGAGCATCCAGCCCGACAACTGGAGCATTGCTGCGGGCAAAGCCAAAGGCAGGGATGCCGGGAGGATAAACGCCCTTTTGGACGACATACGTTCTTCCCTGAATACCATTTACCACGAAATGCAGCGGCGTGACAACTACGTGACCGCCGAGAAAGTGAAAAACGAGTTTTTAGGTCATAGCGAGAGCCACGAAACAATCCTTTCATTGTTCCAAAAGCACAATGACGATGTGAAGCAGCTTGTGGGCATATCCAAGACGATAGCGACCTACCGCAAGTATGAAGTGACCCGCCGCCACCTCGCTGAATTTATCCAAAGCAAGTACAATGTATCGGACATATCCATAAAGGAGATAAGCCCGATGTTCATTACCGATTTTGAGTTGTATTTGCGTACCGCCTGCAAGTGCGGCTATAACACCACCGCCAAGTTCATGCAGTTCTTCAAGCGTATCATCATCATTGCCCGTAACAACGGCATACTGGTGGGCGACCCGTTCGCCAGCTACAAAATCCGGCTGGAGAAAGTGGACAGGGGTTATCTGACAGAGGACGAGATAAAAATCATCCTTAAAAAGAAAATGGTTTCCGAACGGCTGGAACACGTCAGGGACTTGTTCGTCTTTTCCTGTTTCTGCGGTTTGGCATACAGCGATGTCGCCAACTTGCGGCAGGAGAATATCCAAAAGTCCTTTGACGGCAACCTTTGGATAATCACCAAGCGGCAAAAGACGAATACGGACGTGAATGTTCCCCTGCTGGATATTCCCAAGATGATTTTGAAGAAGTACAAGGGCAAGTTGCCGGACGGGAAGATACTTCCCGTAATCAGCAATCAGAAGCTAAACGCCTACTTGAAAGAGATTGCCGATATATGCGGTATTAAAAAGAACCTGACATTCCACCTTGCCCGCCACACGTTCGCCACGACCACCACGCTGTCAAAGGGCGTACCCATTGAAACGGTGTCCAAGATGCTGGGACACACAAACATAGAAACTACGCAAATTTACGCCCGCATCACCAACAGCAAGATAGGCAGCGATATGCAGGGGCTTGACAAGAAGTTTGTCGGCATCGAGAAGATTTACAAGGAAGTCGCCATGTAATCTTGATTATTGGGAACTGGTCACAATTTGTGACCAGTCCTTGCTATTATTCCAACATTGCTAAATCTCCTAAAATATACGATTATGGATTTGCAGATTATCCAAAACAAGATTTTTGAGGTCAGAGGTTGCCGGGTGATGCTCGATTATCATTTGGCAGAACTCTACCAAGTGGAAACACGAGCCTTGAAGCAGGCGGTCAAGCGCAATATCGAGCGTTTTCCGGGTGATTTTATGTTTGTACTCACCCAAGAGGAAGCTAACTTGCTGTTATCCATAGGGGTATCACAAAATGTGATACCCCCTGATTACAACTTCGGCGTTGCTATGCCTATGGCTTTCACCGAGCAGGGCGTAGCCATGCTTTCTTCGGTTCTCCGCTCCAAAGTAGCCATAGAAGTAAACATTTCAATCATGCGGGCTTTTGTCCTCATGCGCCAAATGGCAATCGGTTACGAGGAACTGTCAAGGCGCATCGAGGAACTGGAGGTAAGCACCGATGCGCAGTTCAACGAACTGTACCAAGCCCTTACCCAGCTTTTGAGCCAGTCGAAACAACAGAAAGAACGCCGTCCGGTAGGTTTCGTTACCTATAACCGTGACAAAAACGAATAGGTAACGATTTCGGTAACGAAATTCCGCCTAACAAACTATATCCCAATGAAGTACATTCTTCCACCTTGCGGGCAGTCCACCGACTACCCGCATTTTTTATATCCTTTTCCAACTGGCACATTCCCCGAAACGCCAGCCGTGCGTGGCATGTCTGACTGTATTCCGTGAAAAGAGCCGTTGGAAACCCGCACAAGCGTATTGCAAGCAAGCTCACAACACCCTTGCCTTTCCCGCCCGCATGGAGTGTTCCCTAAAAGATGAAAGAGAACAGGCACTTTTCCCCGGTTTCCCTATCTGTAAATCTTCCTCTTACGCAGTCCCCCAGCCGGGACAGTCGTTTTAATCATTTCAATAGGCAAAGGTAGTTACGTGTTCTTCACGATTTTGCAAGGTCGAGCCGTTCCGGTTTGGCGAAAAAATCTTCCCTGCCTTGCGAGGTGTTTTTTGCCCAAAACCTTGCAAACTCTAAACACTACCCTTTTACGCCTATGTGAAACGAAAACGACCGACCCGACCGGAAGACGCATAAAAAAAAAGTCGGATTTACGGGAAACAGGAAAAAAGTTCAGTGAAACTTCAACTCCCTCACCTCTCAAATCCGCATAAAATTAAAAACTTAAAAATTACAGCAATATGGAAGCAAAGGTATTATCGGAAGCAAAAGTTTATGTAGGCACTTATGCCAAGTACAACAACGGTTCATTGTCCGGCGCATGGCTCGACCTTTCGGACTATTCGGACAAGGAAGAATTTTATGAAGCCTGCCGGGAACTTCACAAGGACGAGGAAGATGCGGAATACATGTTTCAGGACTGGGAGAACGTGCCGGAGGGCTTAATCGACGAAAGCTGGATTTCTGAAAACTTCTTCGCCCTGCGTGATGCGGTGGAGGATTTGAGCGACACCGAGCAGGAAGCCTTTTTCGTGTGGTGCAACTATAAAAGCCATGATTTGGGCGAGGAAGATGCGGACGACCTTGTACGGGATTTCCGGGATGAATATCAAGGGGAATATGACGATGAAGAAGATTTTGCCTATGAAATTGTAGAGGAATGTTACGACCTGCCGGAGTTCGCAAAGACCTATTTCGATTACAAACAGTTTGCCCGTGACCTGTTCATGTGCGATTACTGGTTTGATGACGGCTTTGTGTTCCGGGCGGCATAACAACCAATCCGGGCGGGGTGTCAAAGCCCTGCCCGCTTAAAACAACCAAGTTTATAACCATAAAAAAATAAGACATCATGCAGTCACTTAACAAAAACGGGGTAAGCATCACCCAAACACCGGGAGAAGAAAAGTTCGTGAAATGCCGTTTAGGGGCTTTCAGGGGACAGATTTATTATCAATATGACTACCGCCACACGGACGGCGAACTTTTCAGCACGGTAGCCAAAACGCTGGACGAGTGCCGCCGCAGGCGTGACGAATGGGTAGCGAAGAAGAACGGAGTAATAAACAAGTAAATTTCAGGGACATGAAAACGACAGAAGTAAACAAGGAGCTTATCGGCAGGCGTTGTGAGTGCATTTTTACGGGCTTAATGGTAACGGGCGTTATCGAGGACACAGAAGAAAACGAACACACCATAGAGGTAAAAGTCCGTTTCGACCACCCGCACCAGTGGGGCGATGATTTGTATAATGATGTGTGGGCGTGGGGGCGCAAAATAGACGAGTTCGGCACGCTGCACCATTTGCAACTGTTGGAGGACAAACCGGACTTTCAGATAATGACGGTAGTTTTCGGCGAGCCAATCAGCCGGATAGACCGCAGTGTTTTTGAAGATGTGGACACGTGGGGCGTCTGTTCCCTGCAAGGCTGGGTAAACAGCTATGAAAGTGTCCGGTTTGTAGCCATAGACGACCATACGGCAATCATCACGGGCGAATATAACATGGAGCAGGTAAAGGTGTGGTTAGAGAAATACACGTCCATAAAGAGCCTTAAAACCAGTTGATAGAGGACG